GCCTTTGACTGCGCCTGCAGTTTTGCGACCAATCACTGTAAATGATGTTTTAATGAATCCTTTATATTTAGCTCAATCTAAGTATTGTCCGCCTCCTGTTTGGATTAAGAAATCAAAGATTGATGCTGTTTTAGATGACTATTTCGCTTGGAATGAACATGTTTCTAGACGTGATGTTGATAGACGTGTTCATACTGTTGATGAGGCTCTTTTTGGTTTACTTGATGAATCTGAATCTCGTGGTTTAGCTTCTAATACCAGTGCAGGTTATCCTATGACAAGTGGTGTTGCTGATAATTTGAAAAAGATTTTGTTTGCCACACAACCTGATACTCCTGAAAGAGCGTTTGCTACTGAATTAATTCGTAATGAAGTTAATATCCTTTTGGAGGATTATTATCTCAAAGGAATTAGACCTTTGTTTGTTTTTACTGATTTTCTTAAAGATGAAAGAAGATCATTAGAAAAAGTTAGATTATGTGTGACTAGATTTGTATCTGGAGCTCCATTTTTATACTTATCTACATTTAAGATGTATTTTGGAGCTTTTGCTTTACATTATCAGAAAAACAGGATTGATAATGGTTCGTCGGTTGGTGTTAATCCTTATAGCTCCGAGTGGGATGTTATTGCTAAACATCTCACTCGTTATGATAGAGAATCTGATTCTCATGTCGGAGCGGGTGATTATTCAGCTTTTGATGGGAGTGAAGTTCCTATTATTCATTATGCTATTTTAGATTATGTTAATAGGTGGTATGATGATGGTCCAGTTAACTCAAAAATTAGACATTTACTCTGGCAAGAGGTAGTTAATTCTCGCCATATTGCTGAAGGTGTATTATATGAATGGTTTTCTAGTTTACCTAGTGGCCATCCAGGCACTATTTGGATTAATTGTATGTATAATCATTTTGCTTTTAGATTAACTTGGTTACGTATTTTTGAAACTGTTCGTGGTTATAATGAAAATGTTTATGTAATAGTTTGTGGTGATGATAATACTTTTACTGTAAATCATCCGTATAGAAGTAAATTTAATGAACTTACTCTTGGTCCTGTTATGAAAGAAATAGGTTTAACTTATACCACTGAACTTAAGGTTACTGCTGTAGTGCCTTTTAGAAGATTAGAAGATATTGAGTTCTTAAAACGCTCATTTCGTAAAGAACACAGATTAGGTCTTTGGTTAGCTCCATTAAGACTTAGTGTTATTCTTGAAATGCCTAATTGGACTAAGAAACATGACTCAGAT